TGGTATCCGGTATCGCCATGGCCAGTCCCACCCTCTGCAGAGTTGGACGGGCTTTCAAGGCCTGCTTCCATCGGAAGCTGCCCGATCATCGGGCTACGCATTCCCTTGTCGTACTTCTGATCAAGGTGAGCGTGGCCGTCAGGACGATGCATTTCGTGGATAACGTGATGTGGCATAGATTGTTCAAAGCTATGTCCCATTTTATTCTCCTTAGAAGGAGGGACCGAAGTCCCTCCCTCAGGTTAAAGGTTAGTTGGTGACGCTGTTTGCGCCAGCCGAACGAACGCGACGAACCCAGTTTTGGTTGGTGATCACCGACTTGAAGGCGAACTTCCAGCCAATCTTACGGCTTTGCTGCAAGGGGTCAATCTGGCCACCGGGGGCAACCACATAGACTCGGAGGTTCTGCAGGTCCGTGATCTGATACGCGAAGCGTCCCAGAGCGAACGAACTGAACACCTTGCTGGCTTGGCCAGCACCCGCCTGAGCAGTCGCAGCGAAAGCCGGACTGTTGGAGCGGATGACCCTGAACCCACCCAAAGCGTGCACTTCACCACGCCAGATTTTCTCTGGGGCGCGAAGCTGTGCAGCCGCCTTGAAGTCCGGATCGCGGAGCAGGCCCGAATAGACTTGCGGAGGAGTAACGAAAACGTACTCTCCACCTTCAAACGGACGCGAACCTTGGTCCTGAAGCGTGGCATCCAACTCAACGAGATCAACGTACGACACAAGGTCGGAGCCGATCAGCGAGGTGTCACCAGCGCGGTTCGAGGGGTAGTAAGTATTGGTTGCAGCGTTGAGAACGTTGAAGATCAACTGATCGTACGTTTCAGCGGCCTGCAGGCCAAGGATGTAGATTGTTCGCTCGATCACGTTGTGACGAGCGGTAATCTCAGCCAAGTCAGAGAGACGCACGACGGAGCCGTATTGCTCAATCGTTGCTTCAATCTGGTTAAGGGTGATACCCACGGCATCCGGAGGAATACCTTCGGACAACTGGGTGGGTGAGCTAGAGACGGTAAGTTTTTCCTCACGTACGAACCGGATCGTCTTGGACGAGTTGGACGGAAGCGGGTGCTTGTCGCCAAACTGGTCAAGAATGGTGTTGAATTCTGCTACTTCCAAGAGACGGGCTGACATGTAGGTGATAAGTTCAGCCGCCGTGCTACCAGCGTTACCAGCAGTCCCAGCAGTACATTTTTGTTTAGGCTAAGTCAGTGAAAGACACTAAGTCTTTGTAATATTCACCAACGACCTGTGTCACCACAGGCGCACACTTATTGTCACCAATAAGATCGGACTCTATCATCTCTGAGGGTTCAGAGTTTAGCGTATTAGTCTCTACGGATTTCCCACGTTGATTTAGTTCAGTGCACCGCTTGGCAATTTCCCTACGACGAGGAGATTGAACGTGCGGATCTAGCCGAACATATTCTAATGCTAGAAGTGCTTGCTCTTTCTTGAGGAGAAGATAAGGAAGAATACCAAGAAGAATTTCTTCTTTGTTCTTTCTACCCTTAGGCCTCCAAGAGTAAGACAGTTTCCAAGTTAGATTTGAAGAAGGTTGGTTGTAATACACACCACCAAAATTTTCTACTAACCACTGCATCAATCGAAGATCTGTATTCTTAATTGAAAACAGGAACTGGAATTGATTCCACCCATTTTTACGGGTGTTTTGTGTTATAGAAATATTGCCTTCCCCATCAACTATTCCGGCCAGATACGACCAATTCTTGCTTTTCATGGGATCTTTCCTCGGGATTTTCTCTTACGAGATGTCCCCCGATATAGCTAAATTTTACAACTGCAATTTGCTGTAGTTTACAGTTACAACATCCGGACCATAACCGAGGACAATGAATAGAGCGTCAAGAAAAAACGACAGAAAGTTCATTATTTGTCCTTTAGTTTTTACGCCCTACCATAAGATTAGAACGGGAAGTCCTTTATGCCACGGCCTTCCATGTCCTTGATGAGTTGTTTACGGGAATCGGTGCTTGTGGCCCAGTTGCTCGTATTGACTCCGGGAGGTGGAGGTGTCATGGTTGAGGGTGCCGTTGTGGGTCTTACAGACGGGGCGGGTTGCGGCGATGCCGCATTTACAACGGGTTCGGGTCGGTTCCGTCCACTTTGACTGATCAGGTAGACCATTTTGTAAAGGTCTGGGAGTTGTTCAGCCATGCGATAATCACTCTCCGCTGCTTTGATTGCATTGTCTAAGAGAGGGATGGACTTCCTTGCACTGTTGAAGTCCTCGGAATAACGGAAGGTACTGAAGTCCTTGGCTTCCTCGCTCACCTTTCGTACTGCCCGTTGTTGTGCAACTTCGGCAATAAGGGGGGCGAGAGGGGCAAGCTGGGCGTTCAAAAGCTCTTGATTATAGGCCTGCATGGTGCGATCATAGCCAGCTTTATCGTGGCGTTGAAGCGCGGCAGACAGGTTATCGAAGAGTGTGCCTTCTTTTCCGAGATAGGTATAAGGATCGTTGGGATCCTGTGCCTGTTGTTTTGGACGGGTTTGCAGGGTGTCTGGATCAATGTTCTGTTCCTGCAAGTAGGCCCGATAACGATCAATGAGTTGGTCTTTATGAGCAACTCCTTGAGCAGCATCCTCAGGGGTTTTATATACGGACTTTCCAGCTTTGAGAAAGAATTCCGGCTGCGTTTGTTGTGCAGTCTGAGGGGATGTTCCCGAGTCCGGTCCTTGTAGGACTGGTGAACCTTCGACTGGGAACAATTCATCGAAGGGTATGTCGGCTCCGGGTGCATTTTGAAGTTGTGCACTTAGAGTCGTATTGGGATCAACTGGCATTACGTGGTGCTCCTTGTGGGTAGCGAATTTGGACTCTTGTGAAGTCCAGAGATTGCAGGACAACGTTTGACTTGTGGATCAAAGTTGTCGTATATTGCGTCGCAGTCAGTAGGAGTTATAAGCTCTACTGGGGTCGGAATGGGTACCGAAACTCTGCGTTCGCAGGAAAGGGTGGCGGTTACCGCCCAAAGAACTATTGCGTATGACGGGATTTTGGGTAGGATATTATTAGACCCCGACTAGCTGTAAGTTCTGATTGATCTTATTGAACTCCTCAATCTCATTGAACGTAGGGGTCCTTGCATTGGACCTCTTCGTAGTGAGAGACTTGAGTTCATTCTTGAGCCATCCGGTCCAGTAGATTCCGGCCTGTAGATAGCGAAGTTGGATCTCGCTCATACCGAGGCCTTCTTTGAACTGGGCCACCAAACTTGCCTCGTCAACTTGTAGTCGTTGAAGCAGGTATTGGAAACCCGGATGGTATTCAAGAGTTTTGAGGCTTTCACGAAGGTCCCCGGTTAGTTCGGGGAGCTTGGTAAACTGGTCAAGTTCAAGTACTAGAATGGTAGGTTTGTTGAATATCCTACCTAAAAATCCCGTCATACGAATACTACCCACTTTCTAAAGTTACTCGGTACCCGGCACCGCTCCCATACCTTCCATTCCGAGGCCATTGGCCCCCATGGACTGCGCGAGTTCACGTATCGGAGTCATCAATCCCGCACCCGGGATCTTTCCTTCAAACTGCATTTTTCTTGGACGGCCTTCTTTATCCTTGACCATTTGAGGTTTGGCTTGTTCGTTGCGTGCCTTGCCTTCAACTTGGAGCATGGATTCGAGCATCATCATTTTGATTTGCTCGGCTTGAGCTTGTTGTTGTTCTTGTTGGACTTGTTGCGTAGGCTTGAGCATACGGTCCGTGTTCCGAACCTCAAAGGCCTTAAAGAGTTCCTTTAGGGCTTCGTACTGATTAAGGTATGGGCTTTGTGCCGCAAGGTTAAATAGAGCCAACAGATTACGCTGGCGGACCATACGGTTGGATGCGTAATTTGGTCCGACAAGGGTGAAGTCGAGTGTTCCAACTAGTTCCTCTGGTTGGAGAACCACCCACTTCTTGATCATGGGTTGGTCCCCGGTTATCTGAACCTCGACCTGATCAGTCATATATTGCTGGATCATCGAGGCACACATACCAAGCAGGGGTTGTAGGATATCCATTTCGAGATTGCGAATGAACATCTTGAACCGGAAGTTGGATTCGTTCATTACTGAACTAATACCAGTTGCGGTCTTGTTTCCGGTCGGTGACCCAATAGCTTTAGAGTAGAAGTCGCTGACTCCGGAAGTCATTTCGATCATCCCTTTGTAAAGCTCAAGAACTTGGTAGTCACCAGCCTGCGGAGTAAAGAACGGAAGAGGCATGACCACTTTGGAGGGATCACCGCTGACCCCTACTCTTCCGCCGGGTACGTTGAATGAATTCAACGCATCGTGATCAATGTCTGCATTGGTATCATAGGCATAGCGTCTATTAATACCCATGTTCCAGTTATCCGTGATCATGTTTACGAATTTATTTAAGGACTCGGTTAAGTCCGAAATAATTTCGATTGCCCCTAGTCCAAACCGTTCGTTCGGAATCTTAATGAACGAGGTATAAAGAATGGGCACCTTTTTGTGCATGAACTGATTCTCTCCGTGGTAAAGGAGAAGAGGAGTTCCGGCGTAGACCTTACGTTTATAAGGACTATAGCCAGCCGCACGATAGGAAGCACGGAGATCTTTCCAAGAGATGGCTTCTGCATCTTCACCATAAGTAATTACACTCATGGTTTGGTCATATTCGTTCCAGTACTCAGCCAAGCGAATAACCACATCATCTGGGTCATCCGGAGGATTGGTACTCATACGAACTCTTTGCTCAAGGGTATCCAAGGCCTCTTGCATGTAAAGAGGTTTCTTGGAAGCATCTTCTTGGGCCGCCATGGTACTCATGGCTTGTTCCCTCTTCATTTGACCAAGGGTACGCTCAGTCAAAGTAGACGCGATTCCCCCGTCGGGATCCACTAGCAGATCATAGATATCTATGTTTACAAACCTAGGTCGATTTCTGGCAACAGGTTTTCTATTAGGACGGTACCCTAAAATAACAGGTTGAAGAGTTGGTTGCCCCGTGCCCGGATCAAGCACAGGTTGCATCATAGGTTGGCCTGTCTCAGGATTAATAGCAGGAATAGGTTCGTTATATGTCACATAATCGAACTCCCAATCCCAGACTACCTTGATTCCAGCAAACCCATAGATAGCGCAGTTACGAACAAATTCTTCAAAGGCTTGGACTAGCTGGGCTTCCTTAAGTTTCTTGTCCAGTACCACCTTCATCTTCTCAGCGGCGGCCTCGTCGTGGGAAGAACGCCCCCGGGCCTCGAACCAGTCCTCACTAGAGAAATAGGAGTCAAGAGTCCTAGAAACAATAGTTTCTACGTTAGATAAAGGATATGGAACAAAGGAGTTAGCACGGGGGGTAATGTTATCCGGGTAAAACCTTTGGTCCCTTTGACCAAGATACTGGCGATAGAAGTAGGCACGCCGTTGATCATACTGTTTACGGAAGTATCGCATTCGCCGTAGGTCAGTGATGATCTTATTCGTAACAGTGGAGTTCGGGTCGTCGGACACCGAAACCATAGGTGCTACTGAAGGGTTGTTATACTCAAGAGCCAAGCAAGGCCGCCTTTAGATTATTGGAAGGTAAGCGTAATAGTCTTACCACAGATACCTGCTGTAACTCCTGCTGGACAGGTGATAAGAGCTTTAACTGAGGTGCCTGAAGCTGTGCCAGAGGGACCTTGGATACCTTGGGGTCCTGTGGGTCCAATCGGACCAGCGGGGCCTGCGGGACCTGTCATACCTTGGACTCCCATAGTTCCTTGTGGTCCTTGAGGACCTGTTGCGCCTGTCGCTCCCGGATCCCCTTTCATACCCTGAGGACCTTGCATACCAGCAGGGCCGGGGATACCTTGGTCACCTTTAGGGCCTTGCAGACCCTGTGCTCCTGCTGGGCCTTGGGGTCCCGGAGGGCCTTGCGGACCAGTCTGAGCTGAGAAAGGAGTTAGGTTCCCTTGTTGGTCATACCAGTAAAGAGGGGCGGGACCATTAACTGTGGTTTGATTACTGCAAATTCCTACGACTCCCACACCCGGAGTACAAGGCCCATTTGGGCCAAAACTCCAACCCCCATTGATTGGGGTCTGGGCATAGGAAAGACAGCCAAGAGTAAGTACAAAAAATAGAGTTAAATATTTCATAGAGTCCTTAGTTTACAATACCAGTTACACTAACGGGAACTGGGGGAGCTACCATACGGTAGAGATTGTAGGTACAAGTAGTACAACTATCTACCCAAGTAAGAGAAACAGTATGAGTACCAGTGGCTGGGATAACGGCTAAAGTGTAATTTGAGCACCCAGTTTCAACACCGTTATTAACCGCTGTTACTTGATATGCATAAATAGTTCCATTTGTAGGTGCACTGTCTATTGTTGAGACAGTGACAATCCCAGTTTGTAGCGGGGTAGTAGAACCCAAACAACCAGAAGCAAAGGCAGGGCTAATGGTTACACAAAGAAAAGCCACTAGCCCTAAAATAAAGTTTTTCATCGTAGTGTCACCAAGAGCACATCACCGCGCTGGTTCTGCGGTCCCACATCCTGCCAAGTGATGCCATTGTCTGTCACTTTAGTTCCAATGCCATAGACGGTGCAGCCTGTAGCCGAGCCAAGTCCTGAAATTCCATTCACAGTAATCTGGGTTGGACTCACTGTTGCCACTTGCAAGGATGCCCCGTTGTAGCCGCCAATCGAGCATCCAGTTATATTTACGTACTGCAAGGCCACGATGCCGGGATTGGTCAGTGTGTAGGTCGCCACTGAGCCGCTGTCAGTTGCCGATGCCGAGGCATGCGCAGTCGGAGGGTTGGAATTTTTGAACGACGTCACCAATGTCCCGTACTGCGCCAATGTGCTGGAGCAAGGAGTGATCGTGCAACCTGTTGCGCCGGGACCGCCATTGTTCGATCCACCAGATGCCGTGATAGCTTGAAACACATCATAACCACCGCTGCCGCTGCTGGTTGCCCCACTCGCAGTCGGGTCTATTAAGTTCCCGACGACATATGGATAATTGGCTTGCCACGGGAACCCGCAGAACGAAATTGCTGTCGCTGGTTGCCCGTAGTAGGGAGCATATGCGACGGGCAGGTGCCCGAGTTCGCCGGAGCCATCGTTCACAGGCTTGCCATCTCCGGTGAGACTTCCGGTCTGTGGACCTGTCGAACCAAACTGGCAATTCCAGTCGGAGCCGAATAGGTTTAGCGTGCCGTCGATCGCTCCCGAGCTGATCTGTACGTTCGTTGAGAAGAAATTGCTCGTGCCAACCGGGAAGGTATGGAATGCACGTTTTGGTTGGGCGCTCGTAGGCGACGTTGGTGTGGTCGTAAATAGCGGACTGGGAGGCCATCCAGTCAACTCATTTTCCCAAGGAGCGATCGGCACAGGGACGTTCGCATTACTGTTGTTGCTGACGCCCCACATCGTCCCGTTATCAGAGAACGATGGATTGTAGGCCCAGTCAAAGTGCCAGTCCCAGACGTTGCTCACGTTGCAGCTTGGATTGCCAACTCCACCCGCGACAGTCGATGGGAACTGACCATAAGCATTTTGTTGGATGCCTGTTTGATCCCATCGATTGTTCCCACCCGTCCCACTGTTGAACGTCAAGCTATTGTTACACGCACCAGCGATCGAGTCGGAGTACGGACTATAAGAGAAGAATGGTTGAGTCCCGCCAGAGAACAATACGCACGCTGTTTGTGTTGGGTATGTCGGCGGTGTTCCCTGACCACATCCGGGGGGTAATCCACCAGTGTTCCCCGAGACGTTTTGAATCGGATGGCACGCCGTCATCACGCCACTTGATTGACCCCAGCCTCCATTGTGCGAAGCGCAGACATTATTTTTTCCATTCGCGAAGTGAGGCATCCCATCGCTGTAGATTTGTAGATTGACATAGGGATCCCATGACCCAGCACCAGAGGTTCCCCATGGTAGCCACTCATAAAAATTTTGCTGACTGGTGCAAGATCCGGTGGGACTATTGATCAGAAGCCCCAACGTGACGAACATCCCCAAACCATCAGTCGAGATCTTTGCGTTGTGGATTGTAAAGTTACAATTCGGACCAATATACGGAGCAACAGACGGAGGTTGAGAATTAACTACCGCAGGGAAAGCAGCAGGTTGTGCGGTCCAAGTTGCGAAAGTTCCCAACGGGCAATTGGATGTATCATGCCCTCCGAAAACAGCACACACAATGTTGCTTTGAATCCCAGTCGCAGTGTTCAACAAACGGAATCCCGAGTGGCCGGGATTCGCTGGATCGCTATATGCGGCTTCCACTGCAAAGATAGCGGTGTTCTGAATTGCATTGCCCTTGTAGTAACCGGGCGTAATCTTTCCTCCAGTCGCCATCGGACCGTAGGAGTTATTCGATACTGCCGTCGAGAACTTTTGACCGTCAGAACTTACTCCACCTGTCGTTGCCCATGCCGATCCGCTTGTCGGGATATAGTTCGGACCAGAATTCGTCCACACGCTCCCGCTGAACCCGTCAGTGACAGTGCTTGCCATGTCGGGATGGAGGGGCGTCCCGCCCACTGGTGATTGATTGGCATACCAATAAATATTTGATGTGGTCCCTGATACTCCGGGGTTCGCCGTGAGCTGCATAACAAACACGGCTTGACTATCGATGCCTGTCCACTTCACTGTTCCATCGGTCACGTCATTATGAGCGTTGCCGACCGACTTGCTTCCGAAATTAAGAGCAGCATATGCACCCGCAGTGCCGCTCGTACCTGCTGTCGAACACTTGTAGGCGATCTTGTTTGGGTTGGTGGTCTGACCGTCGGGAGATCCCGCAGCATTGAGATCGCCGGGAACGATGATGTCTCCGGTAGCAAATGCAGTACTCGCTGACCACTTTTTATATTCGGGGCGAGAGGGTAACTGGCCATAGCAGCACAGCGTGTGCTGCACGTATTGACCGAATGCGTAATTGGTACTCGGTTGCCACTCAGGAGCGTTCGCTCCAAGAGGCAGACCATACTGAAAGTCCACGAATGGCTTTGGGGTGCCACTGGTATTCAAGTAACTAAACGAGCCATCTGGTGTTCCACTCCCGGCGAACGTTACCTTATTGACATGTAACGCGCTAGAACTGTCGAACGTGTTGATCCCGAATGCCCACCAGATCGTGGGATCGACCAGATCGAAATCACCGCTCCCGAAGTTTTCGGTTTTGTTTGTAGGGCCGGGATTGATCGTATCCGATGCTTGTGTGATGAAAATGCTACATGAGTTACTCGCGGGAGTACACGTCGCATGATCCGCAGGATAGGGATTTGTCGGAGGAGCGCAGTAGTTGTTTCCTGACCCGTCCTTCTTGATCAGAGTGAAATATTCCGACGCCGCATCAACGCCGCAAATGGTGCTATTCGCACTGCACAACTGAAACAGAGACGACCCGCCTACGCCTCCTGCAAAATTGTGATTTAAGTTGTCTTGAGCGCTACGAGCATCGGTGCATCGAGTAGCCGTGCTGAGTTCAGTCTGTCCGGTCCACGTTGCGAACGATGGGTCAGTAACTGTCGTCGGGATGCTGCTCGACACAATGTTGCACGAAGTCGTCACACCATTGACTGTACATCCCGTGCTTAGCAGGGGAGTCACAGGAGATGCGGGATTCGAAAATTCCGGCACAATGATCGGGCTGACAACCGATCCCGAATAACTCGGGGGGCCGGAGGATGAAGCGGCAATGTGCAAGGTCACAGCCAGCGTGTTGCTGACTGGCTGGGTGTCAGTTACTTGAACGGTGAAATTATAGTCACCAGCAGACCCTGCCGTACCGGACAACTGCCCGCTGGAAGTCCCAAGAGTCAGGCCGGAACCCGTAGGTACCTGACCTGTGCATCCCGCCGTGCAAGACCACGTATAAGGAAATCCCCCGTTGGAGCCTCCGGTATACGGAACGCCGCCCGATGCAGCGAACTGAAACGCATAGCCAACACCGTTGGTTGCATCTGGGCTCAATGCACACAGCGCCCCCGTTGGAGGACACGATCCAGCTTTCATCGAAGCCAGCGAGATGAGCGGGGCAAGTCCTACTTGAACGTTCGCTGTAGACGACAGGCCACCTGATGCAAATCTGATTATCGCTTGCCCGACTACCCCACATGTCGCCGATGAACTCACGGCGGTCACAAGCCCAGCAGTGTTCACTGTAGCGACTGCCGGACAAAGACTTGTCCACGCACCTTGGTTGGTAATATCGATATTCGGAGATCCGGCGACCAGCGCTTGAGCATTGCCCTGCGCGGTGGTTCCCGCTGCGATCTGGTTTGGATTCACGGTGACTACCAAGCCCGTGACTGTGAGTCCATTCGAAGAACTCACGCCAAACTGAAGCTGTGTCTGGCCCGATGCGAACGAGGCGAGGACGAGGA